ATAGGACATAAATAGGAATCATTCCTACTTTCCCCCCACCTCGATTCTTGTCGGTCGCTTGTGATAATTTTTTCTTGACACTGTGTAAATTATGTGCTTATCCGTTCACTTCTACCCTACTCCACTATCACACGTTCACCACATCTCACTAGTACATTCAGTTCTAGGGTAGGTGAGGGGTTGACTATGAAATTCCAATTTTCCAACTATATGCATTTTATTCAAAAATATGTATAAAACTTATTGACAATTTCTAACATTTTGATATAATTAACTCATCTTGCTAGTTATGTCAAGATTTAGTAAATCAAGCACGTTAATTAAAAGGGAGGATTTTATCATGGTTTTATTAGGTTCATTAATTTTATTGTGTGGGTTAGGTATCAAGTGTGCGGAATACCTTAACAAAAATATGTAGGTGATACCATGAACCCCGTCACAATCTCAATGGATAACTTCAACGAGGTTTTCAATCAATACGAGAGATATATTAAAGCAATAGCGGATAAATACACTATTAGAGGTTATGATTTCGATGATTTGGTTAGTATTTCTTATGGTGTACTTATCAGATGTATTAACCACTACAACGAGGAAGAGGGAATACCATTCCAATATTATCTCGCTAGAGCGATTAAAAGAGAGTTTTGGTTAATCATTAAACAAGAGGGTAGCACACACAAACGGATGGCATTAAATACATCTAAGTGGTTAGATGAACCATTGGAGAGTGGCGATTTACTCGGTGACATTATCCCTAGTTATGAGTCACACGTTGACGTGTCTACACTTCTTTATGATTTCTATGAGTTTATTAAACCGCTAAACAAAAACAAACAAGTCATTTACTATCAAAGTGTTTTCAATGGTACACAACACAAAGACATAGCGGAAATGTTGGGGTTGCAACGACCCAACGTTTCCTTCCACTTAAAGAAAATGCAAAAACAATTCAAGCAATTACATTCAATGGAGGATTATTATAAATGAAATACAGTGAATTATTAGCACGTCAAAAAGAAATTAACTCATTAAGAGATTTAATTTACTCAACAATCAACACTCATCGTAAATATTGTGAGAGAGGAATCGTCTTTCCACCTAACACACTCAAATCATTACATCATGCATTAGAGATTGTTGATGATATGGTGATGTTTGAAAGAGAGTATCCCATCGAAACGGTGAGAGAGTATAAAACACTAGTGAAACACATTCACATGATGATACAAGTTAAAGGGGGGTGTAAATATGCTTAGTCAAGAGGTTATAGACGCTAAATTAAATCAATGGACGGGGTTAGTCTATAAAGTTGTGTTAAAACACTTCAATAAACACCATACACAATATAAAGAACATGATGAATTGATTAATATTGGTCTTTTCGGGTTATATAATGGAATTATCACCTATGATAAAGACAAGGGCGCTAGTGAAATGAGTTATTACTATAAGTGCATTTATAATGAAATATTAAAAATACAAAATTACCACATGAATGATAGACGTAACACAAAAGGACGAAACGTGTCTTTGGACGCTTACAAAGACGCTAACGGGGATTCTTCGCTTGACTCTCAAGAGTGGTTTACATCACCCACACAATCCGATGGTTTGGTACTAGAAAGCGGATTGAGGGAGGTTATAGACTCCCTCGATGAAACAAACAAATCCATTGTTTCTAAACTTGAATTAGGTTACTCATGTGAGGAAATTGCACATGAAATGGGGGTTTCAAGACAAGCCATCCACCAACGTGTGCAAAACATTAGAAAAATAATAGACAAAAAGTGGTTAAAATATGCATAAAATGGTTGATTTTATTATAAAAATTTGATAAAATTACTAATGTAAACAAAATATGACAATTAAGGAGAGATAATGGTTTATGAACGTAAATGGAACAGTAAAATTATTAAATATTGTTGAGGACGGTAAAGTTTTAAAAGGTAAAGTTTATTTTGCTAACAACATCGGCACTAAAGAAGATCCAAAATGGGAAACAGATTTCATTAACGCTAAATTTGTGGGTAAAGCAAAAGATTTTTTAATGAATGTACCTTTTGACGTTGAAAAAATGAAAGTAAATGTTTTATCAGCTAAACTACGCAACCGAAACTACATTGACAAAAGCGGAAATCATGCGACATGGTTAGAAATCACGGTATTTGAAATGGAAGAATATCAAGAGAAACCACAACCAACTACAAAGTTCAATAAATTTAAAAAATAAGACCAATTAGAGGGGTGTAAACCCCTTTTAATTTTTGAAATTTTAAGGGGGATACATCACAATGACACCGAAAAAATACCAAAATTTAAACCGTAAATATGTTCCCGAAAAAGGTAAAGGAAGAATCAAAGGAACAAAGAACGCTAAAAAGATTTATGATAACGGAAAACTAGTGGGTAAGGTGAACCAGTATGGGATTGAGTTTACCACACAAGAGATTGAAGAATTACGACAAGCTGTAAACAGCGTTAAACGTAAAGCCAAACGTTTAAAAGAAAAGAAAGATCATGAATCATTGGTTATGGGGGTTGATGAGTTCGGGAACCTCCGTTCAGACCGTGATTATCTATTATCTACACACTCTTACTCAATTACTCAATTCAAATCCAAACAAGCATACATTAATTATATGGAACGATTAAATAAAATGCGTCAACGTGGCTATGTAAAAGATGTGATTAATGACATGAAAGAGCGTTACGCTAAATCTATTGAGAATGGTATCGGAAACAAGAAAATGGCAAACCACATCCGTGAAATGTCTAATGTTGAGTTCTCCGTACGTGTGGGGATGGGTGTATTTGAACAAATCACGTTCATGTATAACCCCGATGATTATGATTCAATGGTTGCAAAAGTTAAAAATCGAATGGGTTATGGAGAGGGTTCTCTACAAGTAGACCTTTCAAAATATGAAAAGAAAAAACCCAAACAAAAGAAACAAGCAAAGAAAAAGGGTATTAAAGGGAAGAAGTGAGATATATGCGTTTAATGGGGGACTTTGAAACAACAACTAATAAAGATGATTGTCGTGTATGGGCTAGTTGTATATGTAATATTGACAGAATCGAGGAAATTTATACAAACCCATCAATTAAAAATGAAATAGTTAAGACATGGAATAACATTGAATCATGTATGGGTTATTTAGCCAATCTACCTAAATCACATGAATTATATTTCCATAACTTGAAATTTGATGGGAAATTCATTATTTCATGGTTATTAAAAAACGGTTTTACCTTTGACGATGATTTAGATTGTGAGAAAACCTTTAACACACTAATCACCGACACAAATATCTTTTATGCCATTGAAATTTGTTGGAACATTAAAGAGGAAAGAAGAAAGACAAAGATTAAGAAAATCAAGCACACAACAAAGATATATGATAGTAGCAAAAAGATTCCATTACCCGTGAGAGCCATCCCTAAAGCCTACGGTCTACCCAACGCAAAACTAGAGATTGACTATAAAGGCGATAGACCAATAGGGCATATCTTAACACAAGAAGAACAAGATTATGTTGAAGAAGATTGTATTATTGTAGCTAGGGCATTGAATCAGATGTTTGAGGATGGAATGGAAAAAATGACAATGAGTTCAGACGCACTCAACAACTTCAAATCATTACACGCTAATGGTAACGAAAAATTCAAACAAACGCTTTTTAGAAATACATTCCCATTACTAAACAATGAAATTGATGAATTTGTAAGAAAATCATACAAGGGTGGGTATACCTTTGTTAAACCCACCGAAGCGAATAAAATTCATGGTGTGGGTATTGTATACGATGTCAATTCACTTTATCCCTCGGTGATGTATAACAAACCTCTACCGTGGGGGATTCCACGCTATTTTAAAGGGTTTTATTTTGATAATCACACTCTATTTAGTGAGTATCCGTTATTTATTCAACGTTTCACTTGTCGTTTCAAGTGCAAGAAAGACCATCTCCCAACCGTTCAAATTAAGAATAACTTTCGATTCTCTGAAACAGAATATCTATACGAATGTGAGGATGTGGTCGAACTAACCATGACAAGTGTGGACTTTGATTTATTTACAGACCACTATGATATTTATGATTATGAGTTTATAGATGGTTATGCGTTCCGTGAACGCTCAAACACGTTTAAAAAATATATTGATTACTGGGGTGAGATTAAGTCTAACTCAACAGGTGGAAAGCGAACACTTGCCAAACTAATGCTCAATAGTTTATACGGGAAGTTTGCCACTAACCCCAAATCAATCGTAAAAGTTCCATATCTTGACGAATCGGGGGTTGTGAAGTATTTTAGTGTGGAACAAGAGGATAGGGAAAGTTGTTACACCCCACTTGGTTCATTTGTTACAGCCTATGCAAGGGAAATCACCATTAGAACCGCTCAAAGTGTTTATGAACGATTCATTTATTGTGACACGGACAGTATACACTTAAAAGGGCATGAGATTCCAAACATTAACATCCACCCAACAGAATTAGGGGCATGGAAATGTGAGGGGCTATTTAAGAAAGCTAAATTTTTACGGGCGAAAACATACATGGAAGAATACATTTGTAAAGATGGTGGAATCATTGACACACCCGAGGATTTACATCTAGCCAACGGAAAGACACACATTGATGTTAAATGTGCAGGTATGCCCGACAAATCAAAAAGTTTTGTTACATTTGAGAACTTCAAACAAGGATCATCCTATGAGGGTAAACTAAGACCTGTTACCGTCAATGGTGGGGTTGTGTTAGAGGAAATCTTATTTACTATTAAATAAAGGGAGGTTAAATCTTATGTTTTATTTTATTATTATCATTTTATTAATAATTGCTTTAACAAACCTTATGATGGGTTACTATTTAAAGGATAAGCTATTAGTTAGCTTATCCATCTTAATAACACTCTTATCTTTATTATATTCATTAGAATATCTAAATATTCTTATGTTGTTAAAAATATAGAATTAAATACATAGGAGGAATTAATATGAATTTTGTGGGTGAAATAGAGTGTCATAGATGTGATAACCATGTTCAAGGGTTCTACGATGTTGTTAATGATTGGACTATTTATGAGTGTGACGAATGTGGTTGGACTTTCATTGATGAAAGCGAATATGAATAAAATTGATGTTTTAAGGGGTGTTAGTTGTGACGTTTGAAATTAAATGTAAGGTTTGCGGTTCTTTAAATTGTGTTGTTGAACCGCTTATTGATTATGATTGGTATGAAACGCCTTTAGAGGATGGTTTTATTATCTGTTGTAAAGAATGTGACAATGAAAAAAGAATTTAAATTACAAAATTTATGAGGTGATTATATATATGAAATTAAAATGCATTGACAACTCACAAGTACTCAACGAACTGACTTTAGGAAAAACATACATCGCTATTGGTGTTAATGATAGTCATTACATCATTCATAATGATTCTAATTGTATTGATAAATATTTAAAATGTCGTTTCGAGGTTATCCCTAGCATTGATGATGTGATTAAAGACAAGCGAAAAGAAAATGTTCCACATGGAACAATCGAACACGTCAACCATCCAAACCATTACAACAAAGGTAAATTTGAGGTGATTGATGTTATTGAGGATTGGGGTTTAGGTTTTAACCTCGGCAATGCCATTAAATATATTGGTCGTTGTGAACATAAAGAAAATAAGAAACAAGACTTAGAAAAAGCATTATGGTATATTAAGAGAGAACTAGAAAACATGACAAAATAAATTGACGAATTTTAAAAATGACGTTAATATTAAATTGTGAGTTTATCAAACCACAAATAAGCTAAGTCCAACAGAGCAGTAGTTTTTGTTAGTCCTCCCATTCCCTCCTAAGTGTTAGATTATTGAACCTTTTTTCTAAAATTTTTTAAACCATTGAGAACCACCCCTTTTGGGTGGTTTTTTACTTTACAAACAAAGATAATACGGATATTATATTAGTGTATTCTATCTCATGGAATATATTCCTATTATTAATTCTACTTCCTAAAATTCCATCAGTAAAAGACACCTAGTAAATAGGTGTCTTTTTATTTTATCTATAATGATTTAGGCTTACGGTTCTCAACCGTATCATACCCCGATAAATGAAAACTTTGATAGTCGGGCTTAGTTGGTTTAACCCAAATACAATCGAGTGGGTTTAAGGTTGTATCTACACCTGTTCTCAACACACCACTATTCTTCCCAATTTGTGGGGTATAGATATAGTAATCGCAATCCGTATCCACTTCAAAGTGTAGGTGGTCACCTGTACTTGCTCCTGTTGAACCATATAACCCTAGTCTTGTATCTTTTGTCACCTTTTGCCCTTTTTTAGCTAGAATCTTTTCTAGGTGATAGTATCGAACCGTTAAGTCCATCACCTTACCACTAGCAAGTTCACACGATGGATAAACCACAATGACAACATTACCACATGAATCACTCCAACCTGTTTCAACAACCGTTCCATTACCACTTGCCCAAATTGTCTTATCCTTTTTGTTTAAGTCGGTAAAGTCACATCCATAATGACGATAACCAAAACCCCTATGATAGTTGGGATTTTTATAAGACGCTGTTACACGACATTGATTAATAGGTAAAATTAGTTTTTGACTCATTGTTTTATTCCCCTTTCAATGTTCCACATGGAACATTATAATAATTTTAAAATGTTATAGAAATGACTTTTCACGGTTAAATCATCATAATACAAAAGACCTAATGAATAAGCACGTTTAATCATTTTCACGCTCGAGTAGTTTTTAAAATCTTTAATAAATAGCAAGTTTGGTTCATGGTCGCTTGTTGTTAAACTAAAGCCTTGCCCACTTGCGTCATACTTACGGGAAATATAAATCTTTCCACCCTCATAGTCGCGCCATACCCCGAAACACATTTCATTATATTTGAGGTAATATTGAAATCTTGCGTTTGCACTTTTTGGCTCAACAAAGGTTTGGTTATCTTTTAACGATTTATTATCTAGCGAGAACTCACCATATGCGGTGTTTTTAATCAACTGTCCGAATCGAGTTTTCAATCGCTCGTTTTTAAAATCCTCGGATTTATAAAACTCAATAATTAAATCGTCTTTCACCACGAAACGTTTTTCACTATCACCACGAACCCCAAAAAAATCAAAGTAGGGGTTTGTGACACTGACGTTATTGGCAATCAATAACGCTCGTACATCGTCACGATTACGAATAACCGTATCCATAAATGAGAGAAAGGTTTCCACCTCATGGGGTAAATATCTAATCGCTCCCTCATCAATCACAAACTCATCATATACAATCTTATTTACGTTTGGGAACGGACGTGACTTTTCGTGTTGGGAAGTAGACAAAGCGATAAAATAGCCAGCTACCTCTCCGTTAATATATGCGGTTCGTCCTTTTACTTCCATCTTATGCCCCTTAAACATTCCCTCTCCCTTTAAGTCGTCAAACCATGTATTAATGGTCTTTAACTCTGTTTTATAGCGTCTTACCCAAATAAATTGCTTGCCATTTTTGATAAAGTCATTCACGCACCACCTTTTAGCGTTGAACGATTTACCACCCCCACGCTGACCAATAACAAAGTTTAATATTTTATTATAGCTTAATAGTTGCGATAAATCGTACCACATCGTTTTCACTCCTTTATGATGAGGGGTTTAAAACCCCTCTTTTGTCATAACTTGCTTTAGTTCTTGAATGGCTTTTGTGTTATTTTCGATGGTAGTGCGAACCATATCCATTAATCGTTCTTCACGTTGTCGATTTTCTTCACGTTCATCCATTACCATCTTGAAAACAAACCCAATCGTGATAACACTCACCGCCACTGGATACCCTAGACTTGAAATTACATTCACCCAATTTTCCACTTAAAAATCACCTCGATTATTACCTAATTGCTCCTATAAAGAATTTCCACTCCAATCGTACCAACTGTTTCCCATATAATAAATCCATTTGTTAATTGATGAATCGAATACAACCGTTCCATTTTTTGGTGATGATGGTCTACTTGATGTTGTGACAACGGGTAACTTAATGGAAGTGTTAAATGAACCCTCATTAACCGTTAATTTTCCACCCGTCATATTATCAATATTTGATTCATTACCAATAAAGTTTTTACTATAAGTGTTTTTAAATCGAGTGTAATCCGTTCCAATGTCAACTGTTGCTGGGCTTGATGACCTTAACGTATTATTAACGTAAGTAACACCGCTAACACTTAACTGTCCATTGATGTTCATTGAACCGTAACACTTCATATCACCCGACAACTCAATCACATCAGCATCATTAATATAGGTGTTAAACTCATCATCCGATAAAATAAGACTGTGTTTAACTAAATTTAATCGAGATTCAAAGGGAAATATAATGTTTGGTTTTACAGAAATTGTGGCATTATCATAACCACCATTTTTAACAAAAACAGTAATAACTTTATGGTTAGCAACTGTTTTAGTCACCACTTTAATGATAGGTTTTGGCATATCTTGTGTATTATGAAATTCAACACCAGTTCTCACGGATATGTCACCATATCGTGTCACTCGCAACCATAGGGAATAATATTCCGGGTTTGATGTTCTAGCACTCCCCGTATTAGTAACGGTAATATCATAGAACTCTTTGTAACCCTCACCGCCAATTTCAAATTTTGTTTCAATGACTTTAACATAACAACCGTTATTCACACCCTCAGTTATAAATTCTGGAACTAATGATGAATATTGTGGGTGTGGACTATTTAATGATGTGTGGTTTCCCTCGTGTAAGATTTCGTGTGTATCAACCATTGCTCCTGTTCCTAAACCGTTCATATTAATTAACCCCCTTTAAAAATGATTTAATAATATCTTCACACTCGGAATTTCCAAACGGTGAAAAAGAATTTATTTTTGTTTTATCGTCTGTTGACCAAAAATAAACACCTGTAAGTAAATTAGGAGTGGCACATAAAGTAGATAAAATGGCTTTATAGTAAATTTTTTGAGGTTCAAACGATTGTTCTTGAGTGTCAAACTCCCATCCGTAAGGCTTTGATAAAGAGTCAACATTTCTCGTACATCCAATTTCACTCACGGTAATATCTTTTGATGGATATTTACTTTTTAAATATTTTAATTCATCGAATGTTTTATTATAAATCGTTGACGTTGCTTTATTATGAGAAACATCATAACCTTTGTTAGTTAATGCGGGGTAGGTATTAACAGCAATAACATCAAGTAAATCATTAATCACACTTTCATAAACATATTTAAAACCTTGATATGACGCACCAACTTTAATGTCCAATGCTTGAACACTTTGAATAATATCCAACCAATTATCATAATTTCCTTTAGTTAAAACACTCATTTCATTTGAAATGATTAACTCACTTAATGAGTTAGCTTTTAAAAGGTTTGCGTAGTTCATGACACGCTCTTTCCATCTTGAAAAAAAGAGGTTTTTGTCTGACGGGTTTAAACTAATTCCACCATCTATGTGCAATTTGATTGATATGTTTTTAATACCTAAAGTTTTAGCTTTTTTAATGGTGTAAGAGATTAAACTATCACTGATGTAAGGTGTGATAATATAATTGTCATAAGTGTGATACACACAAATAAAGACAGAATTAAAACCACAATTTTTAATATCCTCTAATTGAATATCCACGTCATTTTGTGAGGTTGTTTTATATAAGTACATATTCACACCAATTTTATCTACCCCAATTTTGTTGCCAGTGCGTTCATTAATTTGTTTAAATAAGGTTTGATTAATTAACGTTTCAAACGTCCCATCTACCATCCATTTTTCAAACAGGGTAGCCACTTCTAAGTGTAACCCCTCACCGAGTAGATATTGGATTTTCTCGTTTTGTGTTTTCAATATTTCTTGCACATCAGTTTCAAATCGCCAAACCTCGTTGACTAACTCATTCACTTTATTAGCAACCATGACAACAAGTTGTGCAATGGTGTACTGACACATATTTTCAACTGTAATTAAACCCATGCGTTTAGCTAATTCTCGAATGTTCTTTTCTTTCATTATATAACCCCCTTTTAATAAACTTGCATGAATAAATCATGGCAATCCTTAATAATCATTTCATCAATATTAATTAACACTTCTCGCCATTTTTGGAGAAGTTCGGCACTAGACGTCACCCCGATATTACCCTGTGATTTAAAAGTGATGGTTTCGGTTTGTGTATTTTCTCGTCTGTTTGTTTCTTCTTGTGAATGTGTGCCACGACCTGATGATTGTTGATGGTTATTAGATGAAGATTGGCTTTGTTGGTTGTCTGTGTTTGTTAAATCATCACAACTCACACCTGTTAAATAACCTTGTTCTAAACTAGCATTAGACACCCCGTCATTAAGTTGTGAGGTTTTGTGGTTTCCTGTTGATTGACTTGACGATGATGATTCACTATTAACACTAGAAGATGAAGTTATATCATGATTTTCCTCGTTGGTTAGTCGTTTATTACCTGTATCATTTTCAACCCCCGAAAGTTCTCGTGTGGTTGATTCTGTTAAATCTTTATTAAGTAGAAAGTCGATATTTTGACTTGCTAGTTCTGTTTGATAAAGTTGTTGGTAATATGGCATGATTAAATTCAAACGTGATTTTAACATCTGATTCCATCTTGCAGGTGTTTCACAACCAATCTCATGTAACCAGTAATGATTGATGAACTTTTCTTCAAACTTCTTCTTAACCTCTAAATCATCACAATAAAAGTCATAGTTAAAGTTAAAGAGGGGGGTTAGTGGGTTATCTACCATTTCCCATAATTCCATGCTATAACTCGCCATCTGACTCACCCCCCATTTCCATATGGGGTGTTAGTTCGTGCATGGTTGCCGTCACCTTAACATTTAACCCAAATTTTTTGTTAATCTGTTCACACGCTAACTCACGTGCCTTTAAACCTAAATCAAGTGACATTTCAATGTAACCATTGTTAGCGTTGGTTTCATCCACCAACAAACGTTCTTTCTTCTCAATGGTTGTATTAATACCTAAGAACGTTAAAAGTTCTCGTTCTAACTCATAGCGGTGTTGTTGTAGTTCTGAAATAAGATAAGGTGCTTGTGTTGATAACACGCTAATGTTTTCAGAATCCCCTTGTAACATATCTTTATCAACAAAGATAGCTGGTTCTCCGTTATACATTTTGTGATATAAGTTTTTGATTGAAAACTCGTTTTCTTTTGTTGTAGCGAATAGGTGGGGTACTCGTTGTTGACGTAGGTTTTGTTGCATAATACTATCAAGTTCTGCCATGCGTGACGCATAGTGTTCAATATGCAAACGTGTTGGGATTGCGGTGTCATTATTTAAAATACGAACCCCGTCACTCGTTGAGTATTGTTTAGAAAACCCATTCCCTGTCAGTACGACTTGTGTGGGTTCACCGTAAACATTCAACATTCCACTATTACTACACTTTAAACATAAAAATCCTAGCGTATCATCATCCACTAAAAAGGCTTGACCGTTTTCGTAAAGTTGACGTTCAATGAATCGTGACTCAATTCCGTTGGGTAAGTTCTCCCATTTATAGAGGTTTAAGGCGATATTTTTATAATGTCGATAAAGGCGGTTGTATTGGTCTTGCATTTCTTTGTTGGATTGTGTATTACATTTTCTTGCCATCTTTACACCTCCACATTATCTTTTGAGTAATCCCCAACCGTTGCACCGTTTGACATATGCCAAATCGTTGTGCCACTGTTGAAAATTTCTTTTAATCGTTCATAGTGATTTTTAGGGATATTATTTGCTGAAATATTTACCCCCACTGTTTTAATGAAATTGTAATATTTTCTTGATTGTGTATTAGGTGTCATCACCTTGTTTTGTTTATAACCGTATAAGTGGAAAAACCATCCCATGCGTTCCATGTGTTCTTCTAATGGTTGCAAGTATCGACACGTTAAACCCATTGACATAGAAATATCATGGATTGCGTCACTACCGTTTGAGGTTAGGTTAAACCCACTATTCAACCTATCACGCTCTGTTGCTTGTTGATTGAGTAACCCTGTTACACCATTAACAGATTCAGATACACCCCAACCCACATTTCCAGTACCAACCATAGTCAATCCAGTTAAAAGATTAGCGAACCCGTTTAACTTATTCAATTTAATTTGATTGCGATTTTCCATCATATAGGAAGTGTAGGCACTTGAAATGGTAGGAAATGAAGAACCCGACACGGTGTTCCCGTATACTAACCCGTCAACATCACCTTGATAGTTTGCGACATATAGGGTATACACACCTAAATGATTTAGTGAGTGACGAACCTTAACCGTGAATGATGATTCATCATCCATAATTAAGTTAGGGTTAATTTGAATGGGTTCACCAATGTTATCGGATAACATAATGGTAGTAAATGGTGGTAACCACAATTTCCCCTCATTTCGCCAGTTAAATGAACCGCCAATGGTTGTTCCCGATGGAATGTACTTTTCAAATGTTCCAATGGTTTTGTTCATCCCGTTAGCCTTAATCGTCTTGACTCGTTTCATCTCATGTGTATCTGCTAATGAGGTGGCAATAGGGAGAGGGAAAGCCTTGTTGTCATATTGAACGGTGACACACTCGGTATCACTTTCTTCAAGGTAGGGGAAGTAATGACAGCTAATAACCTTATCTGTTTGTGGAATGACAATGCGTTCGGGTGGAATACCGTTGTCTTGCCCTGTTAAGTTGTAAAGGTCTGTTTGTGGTAATAAGTAGAAACATAAATCCCCGTTGACAATTCCTTTTTTCGCTTCTCTCCAGTTACCATAAAAATCATAAGCCATTACGATACACCTCCCTTAATAATATCACCCACTTTAGAGGATGGACTAGGATTGATACAAGATGTTAAATCGTAAGCATATGGTGAAACCCGAATCTCCCAGTGTAAATGATGTCCTGTTGAATTTCCTGTACTACCCACATATCCTAGTAAGGATTGAGGTGTCACGCTCATTCCCTCATAAATTCCACTTGCAAATGATTGCATATGTCCAAGGTAGTGACGTGTGGTATTATTCATGGAAATAATAACGTGTTTTCCATAACCCTCGGTACTATCCACAATTTTTAAAATCTTACCAAACCCCGATGAGTAAATAGGATTTCCCACGTTTCCTCCAATGTCAATTCCTGTATGCATACCCCCGTTGGGATACTTGGGATAAGTGGCTGTCACTGTTCCCGTTGTTGGGAATTGCCATAATGAGCCTTGTTCATCTTTTGTTGTTGGGTTAATAAAAACGCCGCTTGAACACTTTTCAAATTGAGGTGGAATATAACCATCACCGTTGTTATCTGTTACATAACCTTTAGATGTTGCAATACCTAAGTTTTGACCGTTATCGGTGTACCATGTAATTTTTCGCATTTCATAGTCGTTTCTAAAATAGATATTAACCTCGGCTTGACGTCTATTCACTAAACCTTGCAATACGTTACCACTTGAAGTAATCGCATATTTTTTCCAACAATCTTCAATGTTTGGATTGAGTGGATTTTCCTTGATTAATTGAAAGGGTGACGTTGAATCACCTAGAAAACCATTTACCCCACGATTCCATGCAAGGGAACACATAGCGTCAAACATATTAATAGACACTAAATCACTTACCCCATTATTAACAAGTGCATTCCAAACTTTAGTGGCATAGTCATTAATGAAGTATTCACCAAATAACTCACTCGCTAATTGTTCAGAACATGGAAAGGGTTTATGGAGATCAAATACACTTTTATTATGAGTTTCAGTAAAACCATAGCCAACCGTTTTGAATGATTCACCACTCAAATATAAACCATAGTCACTAAATGCCTCATAGCCTTTGATAAATCGAAAACCGTTATATGATGGGGTTCCGTTAGCTTGACAACCACCACCAATTTCACCGCCCCCACCAATAGATGGGCGATTACCCTCGATTTTTCCTAGTGGTGTGGTTGCAACGTAGATATAAGAACCATCCATTTTATCAAGTGCTTTTGTCTTTTTAATCACTTTTGTGTAGTCGGGAAAATCCTCGTCAACTATTTCATTAGTTGGGATTTTTCCGCTTGATTTCCATCTGTTCACATGACAACGTTCCACATATGAGGGTAAGAACGAAAAGTCAAACATGAACGTGGTAAAGACATCAAGCGTCACATCAACGATAATTGTCGAGCCTGTGTTATAACGGATGTTATCAACAAAATAAAAAATGTCTTTGCCTGATGGTGTGGTAAAAAATAAGTAATCAAAAGTTTCAACCGCATTGTATGGTAAATCCAATGTGATTTCATTGCGTTCTGTGTCCAGTTTTGTGTTTGAATTACATTGTCGGAATGTTCGTTGTATAAAGTAATTATGTCTAGTCGTTGACGATGAAAAGTCAACGACATTAACATAATTCTTATCGAGGAACGGAACACGACAAAGATTAACTATTGCCATGTTTTTCACCTCTTTTATTAGGATACCGTTGGGATAGATTCAACTAAGAAGATACAGTTTCCAAAGTAGCAAGTTGACATGATTCCTTGTTTATGTAAGAACATATTAGTTGATAAGTTGTTCGCATTTTCAAATGAACGTGTTTCAAGTAATGTATCATACGCTTGTAAGAAGTCTGTATCCATTAAGACACCTAACACCTTAACGTTTGCTTTTTTAGATGCAGATGTACCTAACTCACCTTGATGAACATAACCAAATGTTTTGTTAGCAGTTACCGCATCTTTACCAACCGCCACTGATGGTGGTAATTCATCTAAATCTAAAACTCGCACATTTAATTCCGCTTTTGATACGTTGAATGCGTCCGCTAATACGTTCACGTCTAATTGTGCATTTAACTCTGGTGTCGTTAAGAAAATTAACTCGTCTGGATTATTCCATTGGTTGACACCCGCACTATTGTATTTAGTTGACGGGAATTTTAAACGTCCTGTTAAACCTCGTACCGCTTCAGAAATAGCTTTAGATTGTGCTTCTTTTGTTGTGTGTTCTCCAACAACGTATAATGACGCAGTTTTACCATTAGGTAATACCGTAGATGTTAAATCAGTTTCAACTGTTTTTCCTGTTAAACTGTCATACGCTAAGAATTTACCTTGTGCGTGTGCATTAATGATGGCTTTCATATCTTTAAACTCGTCAAAGTATGCACCGCTGATTAATGATGAAGTAACACGCTCTACTAAATCATATAACCCCTCTTGTGTGCGGAATGCCGATTTTAACTGTGCGTCAGAAATTGTTACCTTGTATTTGTAAGCAAAGTTACGTTCAATGTATAAATGTTTTACTGATGGTTTTTTAGTGGCAACTAAATCTTTAATCTCATCGCCACCGTTATCGAAGTTTTCAAAAAACCCTTTTTTCTCTGCCATGTCAACAAATAATTGTTCTAATGAATACCCATACTCTAAATTCCCTTTATGTAATAAGCGTAAAGGGTTGTTGAACACTTTAGAATAGAAATAGGTCTTGATAACTTTATTTGTTAATGTGTTAATAAATTCATTTTTCATTGTTGGATATTGTGTAAATACTTTTGACACGTTACCACCAACACCCAATGCTTCGGGTACACGTTCTTGATACTCTGCCGAACCTGTGGCACGGATTTGATCTAAAATCTGCTTATTTGACATTTTAGCCATGATATAACCTCCTTATTGCCATTGTGTCATAAAATCATCCCATGATGTTTCTACATCAATGACTTCTTCTTTTTGTTCTTCTTGAATTTGTTCGTCATGTGTTTGGATGTTTTCCGTCTGTTGGGTTAATCGTTCAAAGTATCGCATATTAGATTCCTTTAGACGAATGATTTCAGACGATTTGCTTTCTAATTCTGTTGACTTGTTCTCAATTACTTCTGATAGACTTTGAATTTGTTCCTCTCTATCCTTGATGATGTCGTTCAGTTCAACGATTTTCTCTAATGCTTGTTCTAAGTTCATACTTTCACCGCCTTTTAAAGATTTTGGAATAGTCATACAAAAATAAAAATACCCCTATTTAAAGGGGTACTTAAAATAGGATGTGTGATACAAATAGTGATTTATGTAGATGACTACTCCACACACGATACAGACCGAGCCAACGGTTAGTCCCTGTATACATGACATAAAAATTAACTTTTTGTTCACACATCTAAATATTAGAAATTTTGACATTATTTGTCAAGTTCGGAAACTCTTAAACATAAAAATTTTGCTAAATCTTTTAACTGTTCATCTGTCAAATACATATGATGTTCACCGAAGACTTTGTTAGAAATAAATAATTGGTGTGGTGAATCTGGTGTGGAACGGTAATAGGTTATTTTGTTTGTTCCGATTTTTTTCTCATGTCTTACCATTGTTTTATGCATATTAACCCTCCAAATTAAATAGAATATAAAGTAATGAAAAAATATAGATGACAGCAAATGAAATAGTGATAATATCCCATGTGTTATGCATTAGATAGTTCCTCTTTCATCTGTGACATAACAGATAAACACCATTCAATAAGTTTATCATACTCAACGTTTGGAAAATTGGCGATAGTGGAACAAATCCCAATATAAGTAGTATTTGCTAAACTGTTGATTTCAATGTAATCACCTGTTGCGTCTGTATAGTGAGAATATCCATCGACAATTTCATCAATATAAATTAATATGTCGTTGTAGGTAACGACAATAGAACGCTTTGAAAATGATGAAGTAATGCGAATAATAGGTTTATCCATGTAGTTAGCATAACGATAGTCAAATGTAATAGTATCACCATGTTTTGTATTTAATGTGGTACGAATCATATTTTTACCCCTCTCCCTTTACAATAAATAAATCACACATCTATTTTACCAAAATGTGAAATATTGTCAATAAGTTTTGGTAATATTTTTAAATAATGTATATTTTTTCTTTTAATAGAATAAAATAAAAAGATGGTGGATAACCATCTTATAAAGTACATACTAATTTTGTTAATTGTTCATTATTAAATAGTGTTGATGTGCCATTTATAGAAATTTTATAGGTTCCGTCAATCATCATCATTTCCAGTGTGTCCTCGTCTTTATCTGTCATGATAAAAGGTTTTCCTGTTGTTATCAATGTTATTATATTTTGAAATAATTCATGTCGATTAACAACGACTAATAGTCGAGTATATTCAAAAAATAAAACCGATGAGTTCCCGTGTGTTTTTGCTAATAATACCATGTTTAATTCCTCCTAAGTAATCCATGTATTTATTATAACATATAAATTTTATAAAATCAAGTAAATAAAAGAGGAAATGAGAAAAAATGTAATTGTGATTTAACAAAGT